GGCACAAATGAAGATCAACTTCATGTTGCTGTTGCAATTTTTAGGTAATTAACATGAAAAGAATAATTTACCCAACAGATGACGGCGGTGTGGCAGTAATTGTTCCTTCTGCTGAATATCTTTCAAATCACACGATTGAAGAACTAGCCGCTAAAGATGTGCCTGATGGCAAGGCTTATCAAATTATTGATGAGTCTGAAGTCCCATCTGATCGTACATTCCGCAACGCATGGGAGTATGCCGAATGATCGTAATCAATATTGAAAAAGCAAAAGGCATTGCTCACGAAATACGCAGAGCCAAACGTGCTGAAGAGTTTGCACCATATGACGAAGTAATTATGAAACAGATTCCTGACGCTAACGCAACCGAAGCAGAGGCATCAAGGCAAGCCATCAGAGACAAGTACGCCACGATTCAAACAAACATTGATTCGATTGCTGACGTTGAATCTCTTACTACATTGGTGGGTGAATTATGAGTGAAGTAAAAACGAACAAACGAATTAACATAAGCAGAAATAAAAGCACTATCATCAGGAGTATAGTATGGCTTTAGAATCAGGAACGTACATTAAAGATTTAGTTAGCACTAACCCTTTGGGAACTGATGCAATATCTCAAGGAGATGACCATGTTCGTCTAATTAAATCTGTACTGCAAAACTCATTTCCTTCCACAAATAATGCTCCTATTATTCCAAATATTTCTGGCAATGGTGAAAAATATTTACAAGTAAACTCTGGTGCTACTGCTACTCAATGGGTAGATTTAGATGTTACGTCTTTAACTAGACGTAAAGGTGAAATACAAAGACCTTGGTTTCAATATATTGACTCCTCTACACTTAGGGTTCATGCAGGACTTTATGATTTAGATGCAAAAGGAACATATGTATCTTGGGATACTTCTTTAGATTGGACAATTAGCGGTTCAAATGGATGGAGATATCTTTATTTAGATTATAGTTCAATATCAGGAACTACAGTAACCGCAACTGATTTTACAGAAACCAGTACAGTTCCTACTTATGCCGAATCTAAACATGGTTGGTATAATGGAAACGATAGATGTATTTTTGCATTTTATGTTAGTGGAGGCGCATTAACTCCATTTTATAACGACGGCTCTACTCATGTTGAGTATAGGGATGATTGGGATAATGGACAAATTTCTTCAAGTAATTATGTAACTGTAACTATTCCACCTTTAGGAGCCATAGGAGGAAGAGAAGTATTTGGAGAATTTACATTTCAACTTAAAGCAGATGTAGGCGCAACAAGTTCTTCTGACTTTTTTGTAACTGCGGCATCAGGTTCTGGTCATTTTATTGGTAGGGTAGAATCAGATGGAGGGGCTTCCGACAATGCCCATCTTAGTGGAAACAAAAGAATTGTAGTTTATAAGTCAGGCGCTTCGACAATGCAAGTTTACATAAATAAAAGCGGTGGCTCTGCGGGTAATACTTGTAGAGTGTTTACTAATGGATTTTTTCTTCCACAAGGAATGTAAATGCCATTAATACCTTTTGATAACGTAGGCTCTATAGGAATTATACAGGATACACCTCCTTATAATCTTCCACAAGGTGCATGGTCTGACGGAAACAATGTAAGATTTCTTGATAACGGCGTCAAAAAAATGGCGGGTTACAAGGAAGTGATGGCTACTTGTCCGTTTGCGCCTTATTATATAAACCCATACCTTGCTACGAATGGAACATATTACTGGATAGCCTATGGCTCTACTGATATAGCAGTTTATGATGGGGCTACATGGATTGATATTACAAGACAGGCAACGCTACAGTTGAACGGGGCTGTTAGCCATAACTCATCAAGTATTACAGTAGATACTGGAGCGGCATTAAGTGCTTTACCCGCTACAGGAACCCTTAAAATTGGTACTAATAATACCGCCGATCAAGACACTAATTCTGGCAACAAATACGAAGAAATAACTTACTCTGCAAGGGATGTAGTAACTGGAGTCATTACATTATCTCCTAATAACTTATACCATCATCCTGATAACACTACTGTGTATCCTTCTGGAAGCACTTATACAACTGATAGTGATTACGGTGCAAATACTACTAGCCGCAGATGGACTTCTACTAATCTCAATGGCCTTTTGATTGCTACTAATGGGTTTGATTCTCCTCAAATGTGGCCTTTATCTGGAGGTATACCTAGCACTGCTACGCCATTTAGAGAACTACAAAACTGGCCTACTGGAGCGTCATGCGAATCTATTAGATCGTTTAGGACGTTTCTTATTGGACTTAATTGGACTAGAGATAACGAAGAACCAAGACTAGTAAAATGGTCTACTGAAGCCGCATATGGTGAGGCTCCTTTTACTTGGGATGAAACTGATGCTACGCTAGATGCAGGTGAGTACGAACTATCTGATACGCCCGGAGAAATTATAGACGGATTGCCGCTAGGCGACTCTTTTCTTATTTATAAAAATGATTCTATTTATGTAATGAACTATGTAGGAACTCCTTACATATTTTCATTTAAACTTCTTAGCCCTACTGTTGGCGCTTTGTCTAAAAATTCTATTGCAGAATTTGAAGGCGGTCATTTTTTTATTGGAAACTCTGATTGCTATGTTTGCAATGGTCAAACTATAAATGCTTTATTACCCAATAAAATGCGTAGAGCAATGTTTGATAACTTTGATGGTGCAAGTTACGAAAAATGTTATGTTGCGGCAGATTATGTTCGCAACGAAATGCTTGCTTGTTTTCCTAGTTCTAATTCTTTAACTGTAGACAAAGCATTAGTTTGGAACTGGAAAGAAAATACTTTTTCTTTACGTGATCTTCCAAACGCTTCTTATATTAATCATGGTATTATTGATATTACCGTTGGTGCTACATGGGATGGTGCTACAGAAGATTGGGATGTAGGATCAGGGGCTTGGGGAGAAAGAAATTACGATAGTGTAAAAGAGAATCTTGTATTTTGTGATATTACAAATACAAAAATATATCGTGATAATTTTGGACATAAAGAAGACACCGCTAATATGAGTTCATATATTGAAAGAACTGGTCTTGATTTAAATGATCCGCAATCAATTAAATTTGTATCTGCTGTATATCCTCAAATTGAGGTTAGTGGTGACAACTCTGTAAACGTATATGTTGGTAGACAAGTAAGTACAGAGCAAGGTATTACATGGGAAGGCCCAATACTATTTAATCCTAACACTCAGTCTAAAGTATCGTGTCGTGTAAGCGGTAAATACTTTGGAATCAAAGTAGAGTCTAGTGGTGATTTTGATTGGAAACTACATGGTGTAGCGTTTGAGGTACAGCAACGTGGTTTGAGAGGATTAAGAAGTTATGGCTAATGCTCCAGTTAAAAACATTAAGTCATTAAATAGATGGACTCCTAACCCTGCCCCAGTAAACAATGATAACTTATCAGATTACCTGTACCATGAGTTAAACAGGTTATCTGATGTTATTTTTAACCTTGATGTAATGAGATTAGAACAAACTAACACAGACCCTTCTAATACTACAATAGCAAACAATAGGGGTAAACCTAGAGATGGTGATATAAGATATGCGGATGGTACGAATTGGAATCCCGGTGGTGGTATTGGCATTTATGCTTACATTGGGGGCAGTTGGACTAAACTCTAATTTGTATGCAGACTACAAGTCTACATTCTTAATAGAGAGGGACAAGTACAGTACATTAAACTGGCTGTCAGATGAGACAAGCAATCACTGGCGTGACGTAGTTATAGAGAAGTTAAACGCTAACGGTGATACACACGCTGATGTAATGGCTAGAAGTTATGACTCTTCGTTTAAAGAGGTAAGTAGTGTTAATAGAGTTGCTTGGCGTGATCGTCTTAATAGGTTGCGTAATAAAAATCTGGCTCCTGTAATGTGGCTGATATCTGATGACAGCCCTCAAGCCTACAAGCAAGGACTACAGAATCAGATAGACTATCAGAACCAAGTAGTAGATGCGGTAGATGATCTTGTTAGTCATTATGTTGTGTGCCTTGAATGCGATGAGTATTACTCAGCACAAGAAGTAAACGTACTAATACAGAACCTTAGAAACAAAGGTGTTAATAAACCTATCGGTGTACACCTAACCCCCGGAGTCAAACCTGAATATTATGCTCAAGCAGACGTTATCTATTTGCAAACTGGTTTTAACCTGAGTGAGTCACAATTCAGAAAAAGTATCGAAGAAGCAC